CAACCTGGACGCGGTCGATGGCACGCCGCTGATGCAGCGCGCCATCGAGATCTACACCAACCTGGCCGCCGGCCAGCTGCAGTACAACCAGCCGCAGCCCATTCCGGGCGTGCAGCCACCGACCAAGGCCAACCCTGCCGGCCTGCCCATGCCCCCGGCCAACTCCGTGTCCTACGGCTACGCCCCCGCGGCGGCCACCCCGGTGCCCATGCCCCCGGTCGCCCCGGCTCCGGTCATGCCGCCCATCCCGCAGGCTCCGCCGGCGCCAGTCGGCCCGGAAGCCACTCTGGCCGCCGCCGGCTTCGCCCCGATCCCCGTGGCTCCGCCCGTCCCGCAGCCCCCCGTCGCGCCAGCCAACGGCACCGGCTGGGGCATCGCCAACCCGATCCAGCAGGGCCACCTGACCGCCCAGGGCTGGACGGTCGAGACCTGGGCCAGCCTGCTGCCCCAGCAGCAGGCGCAGGTGCTCGCCACCGTTCCCGCATTCTGACCTGACCCGCTACTCCACGAGTTCGCCCCGCCGGGCGACGACATGGGTCTCGCCCGGCGGGCGCTTTGGACAGGAGATGGACGACATGCTCAGGACGCTGATTCTGCTGGTGACCCACTGCTCGGTCTTCGCGGCCGGCGCGGGGATGGCCCTGCTTCACCGCCGTGCGGTGCGCGACATGGACGACGGCAACCAGCGCGCCGAGGCGACCTCGGACCTGGCCGCCCAGCATCGGGCCGCGGTCGCCGCCGGTGTCGGTCGCCACCGTGCCCGCCCCGTCACCGCGTTGACCGCGGTCCAGCCGGCCATCTACGTCGCCCCGACCACGTTGATCGGGGCGACCCTGCGCGAGGCCGAGGTCATCCTGGCCACGCGACGCGCTCAGCGAGTCCAGGAACGACGCGCGTTCGTGGACGTGATGACCACCCTGGTCGGCCCAGCTCGCCTGCGTGTGCACGCGATCGGGCGCCAGTACGCAGACGTGCGCAGCGCGAGGTCGGCGGCATGAGGCGCGACGAGGTGACCGAGCTCTTCAGGCGCGCCGGCTGGACGCTGGTCGGCGAGAAGAACCACTACAAATGGCGCTGCCCGCATGGCTGCTGCCAGATGACCACGTCGAAGACCAACAACGACAGGTCGCGCTGGCGCAACGTCCTGCGGGACATGAAGCACTGCCGAGGCGCGCCTGCGACGCTCAGCCCGGCAGAATGACAGACAGGCCGACCAGCACCAGCCCAAGCCAGCCCCAGCCGAACCAGGCCAGCGGGCGCGGTGCGCCACCGGCGCCAGGCGAGCCGGCGAACGCGGCCACGCCCCAGCAGAGGGTGGCCAGAATCCACAAGATCATATCCAAGGTGCTCATAACGATGCCCCTACCCGCAATGCAGGTAGGGGCAAACAGCGCCACGCCACGGCGCGCTAGTCGCTCGCGCTCTCCAACTCCGCCCGACGACGCGCTCGACGCGTCCGCTGCTGGTTGCCCCCGCGCCCCGTGCTCGCCCCCATCTCCTTCATGATCCGCGTGATGGTCGTCGGCGAGCCGTAGCCGGCCGCGACGGCGAGCTCGGTGTAGGTTAGTCCGCGCGCAGCGCCCAGCACGATGGCCGGCGACAGCGCGTCTTCGACCTCGGCCAGCGCGCGCACCAATTCGCGGCGCAGTCGACCCAGCGCTGCCAGGTCCAGGTCGGCAACGGTGCGCGCGTTCACGTAGAGCGCGACCAGGTCCCGCGCATTCAGGTTGGTGTCATCCATGCAGCCAGGGTAGGTCACGAGCGGATGTCAAGCACGTCTTTCGCCTGATGTCGCTACTGTCGTGAACCCGACAGTTCTTCTACCCCCGATCGGATACCGCTGGTGTCATCCGTGCGTTATACTAAGAGGAGAGCAAGGGAGAACTACAGACGAACCGGGGCTCCGCCCCGATCGAAGGCCAGGGAGTTCAACCCGGGCACGCGGTCGGCAAGCCAGAGAACCAGCCCGGGGAGACATTGAATCCGACGCAAACAGTCGAAGCACCCGGCCGCGGGTGAGCAGCGCGAGGCGAAAGCCCACGCAGCAGCGAGAACGCGGCCAGCCCGGTAGGGCCTCTGTGGTTCTCCCAAACCCGCTCTACCGGGCACGCGGAACAATCCGCCAGATCTGATGGGAGTCGGAGATGAATCGATTCGAGAGCAAGTGCGCCAGCTGCGACCAGCGAATCACCACCAGCAACGGCGGTGCGAGTTGGAGGCACGACAAGGCGCCCGCCGAAAAGCACCACGCGCACGCGCACGGTGTCATGACGCAGCTCTGATCGGGAGCGGCGATACCGGGACCGGCCGGAGCACCCAGGTTCAAGCCCTGGCGCCGCACGGGAAGCAGCAAGAACGCTGAACAGCTTGGGTGAGCGAGCTAGATCGCCGCCGTGTCCCGTCTCGCGTAACACGGGCGTTGCCAGGGCCGTACGTAACTGGCCAAGGGAAATCCACCGCCGAGTGAAGAGGGTGGAGTCGCAGGGCCCGCCATGGCCCGGGTCACGGACTAGCGGCATTCGGGAGCGAGCCCCGACGTGACACGCGGAACAACCCGCCATGACGTTGGGAGACGACATGAGTGAGACCGAAAAGACCTATCCGCCACTGTTCAGCTCGCCGCGCCGCGTGCCGCAAGACGGGACGTGGGGAGGCCAGATCCCGACCGACCAGTTGTGGCTGTACCTGAACACGATCGAGGTCGCCCACTGCCACGGCAGTGCGGTCGAGCCCGACGCGTGGGGGCAGTTGCTCTGGATCTCGGAAAGCCCTGCCCAGGGCTGGGACGTCTGGCTGGGGTGTGACCGGGAGTGCAAGCTCCAGTCGTGCTTCGGAGAGAGCCCCTACGCAGTGCGGATGGTCTGATCAGGCCGGCCGGGCACCTCATTGTGGGCCCGGCCGGCGCCATGCGGCCAACCACCGCAGTTGAGGTCATCGAGTGTTGGGAGACACCAATGACCCGCATTGAAATCGAGCTTCGCAGCTACCGACGTCTGTGGATCTTCGTAACGGCCACGACGGTGATCGGCCTCGGCCTCACCGTCGTCCTGAACGTGATGCACGCCCCGCCGACTCTCGGCGCGCGGATTGTCGGCGGCACCCCGCCCGTGTTCGTCCTGTTCTGCCTCGAGCTGATCTCGCGGATCCCCGCGACCAGCCGGCTGCGGTCAGGCTTTCGCGTGGCCGCTTCGATCGTGGTAACCGGACTGAGTTTCGCTGTCTCCTACGAGCAGCAGCGCGAGTTCGTCGTGGAGTTGGGCTTTGACGGCTGGGTGGCCTACGTCTTCCCGGTCATCATCGACGGCGCCATGGTGGTCTCGACGCTGTCGCTGGTGGAGGTGGCGGTCAAGGTCCGGCAGCTGCGTACCGAGGCGGCCACCGACGGCCAGCCTGTGGTCGCGCCGGCCGTAGTGACACCGGCGGTCCTCGACGCGGAGCGGGCCGGCCAGAGGTTCCGGGAGGCCGCCGCCAAGCTGCGGCAGGAGTCGACGGTGGCGGCGCTGAACGGGAAGCCGATCGAAGTCCCCGCACTCGTCGAGGCCGCGTAGCTCACGGAAAGGCCCCGCAGGCCCGGTCACCCGGTGCCCTGCGGGGCCTTTTTTGTTGCCTATCGTCGAAGTGCTTCGATAGAACGCAAAAAGCATGCGGCACCTCGAGTGCAATCGAGGTGCCGCTCTCCCGGTGATGGGATTTGCAACAATTCTAGTCGAACTCGCCCGCACGCACGCCGGCGAAGAACGCCTCGACATCGATCGTGCTGAAGCGCAGGACCGGGCCGGCCGGATCCTTCGAATCGCGGACCTCGACCAGGCCGTCGGGCCCGACCCGCAGCTCCACACAGTTCGCGCTCTCCGACGACTTCGACGACTTGCGCCATGTGCCATTCAGGGCTGCCATGGGCCGACCCTATGCCGCGGCCAGGGCGGCGCCGGTGGCGTCGCGCACGTTGCCTGACCACTCCGTGACGTGGTTACCTGTGCAGCCGTTGCTCGAGCCGTATTCGAAGGTTCCGAACCGGTTACCGGTGATGCGCACCCGGTCCACCGGGCCCTGGCGCGCGCAGTACAGGGTGTAGGTGCCGCCGGCGAACAGATTGCCCGCGATCGTCACCCGTGCATTCTGAGCGCCGCCCTCGTCCCACATGATTGATTGCCGAGGTCGCGCCGTTGGCCGGCCCCACGTTGATCGTGTTGTGCTGGAACACGATGTCGCTGGCGCCCTCGTTGAACTGGGCGCCGTCGGTGTGCGCACTGCCCTGGCCGCCGTTCATGTCGTGAATCCAGGAGTCGACCACCGACACCCGGCCGGCCACGTTCAGCCCGTTCTCGCACCGCGTGATCTCGACCCGCAGCAGCGACAGGTCGGACGACCCGAACGCGTTGCCGTTGAACCCGCCGCAGCTGATTGTCGAGTCGATGACGGACAGGCCGGTCGAGAAGTTACGTACGCCCCAGAAGCAGCCGGCCACGTTGAACACGACGTTGCGGAATGTCACGCCAGCGGCGCGCACCTCGACGCAGCCGTTGATGGTCGTATTGGCCACCACCTGGCCGGCCACCGCGAACGTCCGGTTACCGCTCAGCACTGTCCCGCTGGCCGCCGAGCTCGCCCCGGTCGACATCGCGTCCGGGAACCCGCAGCGACCCGGCGCTGCCTGGCAGTTCGTGCTCGGCGAGGATGGCGAAGTCGAAGCGCTCGGTGCCGGGGTGGATGGCGAGGATGTAGGGCTGGCCGATGGGGACACAGTCGGCGTCGAGCTGGGTGATCCTGAGGCACTTGGCGACGATGTTGGCGAGGTCGATGGCGCACTCCCTGGGTCGCAGTCGAGGATGAAGCCGCCGTTGGACTTGGCGGTCTGGGTACAGGTCAGGCCCTGCGCCGCGGCGGCCGCCCGCTGGGCTGCGCTGGCCGAAGACGGCGAACTGATCACGATGGCGCCGGCCACGGCGAGCAACAGAATGAAGCCGACCAGGGCGGCCGCGAGCTTCCAGCGGTGCATCGTCGGCGGTTCAGGCAATCGGTAGGTCATGGATCGACGGTACCGAAACCTAGTGACTTGTCAAACGGTGTCGAAGTCGCCGGCCTTGACCGCGGTCACGAGCGCGTCCCACTCGTCGCGTGACACCAGCACGGAGCCGGCCTGCGATCGAAACACAATGAACCGGCTATCCCGCAGCGCCTGGACCCCGACGCAGGCGCTGGTGTCGCACCGGCCACGCACCCAGGCTGGCGGAATCCCCTTCAGGCGTCATCGTCGCGGACGCCCTCGGCGTGCGTGAGCGCTGGCCCGTCGCCGGTCGCCTGGTTGATGGTCAGCGACGCCAGCAGCGAGAACGCCGCGGCCACGCCGGCCGTGACCAGCACGCCCCGCCACGGCACCTCGGCCAGATTGGTCACGCCTGCGGTCAATGCGCCCGTCGCCCCGGCCGCGGCCGCGCGGACCATGCGCTCAGCGGTGGCCTTCCAGAACGCCTTCGTCCAGATACTCATGCCGCTATCGTCGTCCCTCCGTGTGTCCCGTCGAAGCCGCCCTGCCCACCGGGCGGCGGAGCGGCCAGCACCACGGCGGCGTGGCTGGCCACGTGGGCGGCCAGGTTGGACTCGATGCGGTTCATGCTGTCACGCATCGAGCCGCCGTGGTTGGGCCTGAACTCGGCCTCGACTGCGGCCATGCGCACCATCATGCCCGGGCGCTCGGGCACACCGGGACGGCCAGGAATGCCGCCCCAGTCTTCCGCGAACAGTCGGAACTGCTCCATCGTGGCGCGCAGCGGCTTGACCACCTTGGTCCAGGCCAGCCCGGCCGTGGTGATGACACCGCCGAGCGCTCCGGCGCCCGCGGCCACGATGGACGCGTCAATAGTGAATTCCACGATGAGCTAGTGCCCGAGCGTGCCGGGCACCGAACCGATCGTCGTCTTGTCGAGCTCGGCCCGGATCTCGGCCACGGTCGCCCCGCCCCCGGTCCCGCCGCCGCCACCAGTAGCGACCGGACCGAACGCACCGGGGCCCCAGCCGTCGCGGGTCGCGCCACCGTTGGTCAGACCGAACAGGCCCTCGCCGGCGAGCGTTCGGATGTTGATGACGTCGGTGTCGGTGACGGGCCGCGACGTCATCCCGTCGCACAGGTAGAGCTGGCCGGTGTGGTTGTCGCGTGCGATCACGTACTGCTGCATGTCGCTCCCCGATGGCGAGTTGTTGATCTGCTGCGCTCTGGCCAGAATGGCCGGGCGCTGATCAATGATGGGCTGGCCCGGACAGTCCGGGTGATTGCCCCAGGCCACGCCGCCCATGGCGTGGAAGCCCAGCCCGCGGCCGGACGGTGAGTTGGCCAGCGCGTAGGGCCAGCCGTAATCGCGGACGCCACGGGCGTACAGCTGGGCGACGACCTCGACCTGGGCGGCCGAGAGCGGGTTGCCCGAGTAGTCCTCATTCTCGACCGAGATCCAGTACCCGTTGCCGGAGCCCTGCGTCCAGGCCGTGATCGACGTGTCAACGAGTTGCTGGCACGCGCCGGCCTTCGACGTGCCGAAGTGAAACGACACCATCGACGCGGGATTCTTCGCCCAGGAGACCGAGCCGGCCAGCGAACCCTGCATGATGTGCAGCACCAGGCCGCGCTGCTCGCGCATCGAGCCGGACTGGTTCGGGGTAGGCCCGACCCAGGTGGCCAGATCAGTCCAGCGCGCCATCGCCGAACCCCCATTCGGCGGCCTTCTCGTCCCAGTCGACGCCTGGATCGCAACGGGTCACCAGGGCGGTCACAGTCTCGCCGGGCGCCCCGTCCGGATAGACCTGGGCACAGATGACGCCGTCGGCGTGCAACATCTTGAAGGCGTAGAAGTCCGGGCCCTCGTCGGTGGCGTCATCGACCATGACATCGATGACGCGATCACCGTCTGCTGCGTAGCCGATCACATGAAAGATCGCCATGGGCCGGAGCGTAGCAACCGCTTGACGCGTCACGCAATCGTCACGCGCTTCGATGCCGCCCCGGCACGCCCTCGCTGCAGGTCCAGGGCGTGCGCCCACGCTTCCATCCAACGCCACGCCGACGCCTCGTAGGTCAGGCCGTGCTCGACCACCGCCGCGCGGCCCACGAGAGACTGCGCCCGACGAAGCCCTCGGTCGCGAACCAGTCGGCCGACCTCGCGGTACCAGTCGCCGGGCCCCTTGGCCATGCGACCGACCCCGGTCAGGCGCCAGAGCTTCTCATACTCGGCCCGCGGCGAGGCGACCCACGGCACGCCCAGAGCCATGTACTCGAGCGGCTTCAGCCAGCTCTTCGCGGCGTTGAAGGCAGTGTCTGCCAGCGGGGCGATGCCGACCCCCATCGTGGCCACGGCGGCCGGCCAGTCGTCGAAGCCCACGTCGCCGGTGGTCTCGACATCGCCTTCGCCCGGCGCCAGGCCCAACGCTCGACGTAGGCCCTGGTCGTCGCGGTGCTGGCGGTAGTCGGGGCCGGCGCCCCAGTACGGCACACCTTCGCGGACCAGGCGCGCCACGGCCGGGCCCACCACGTTCAGGTCGGTCGGATGGGAGTGGACGGAGCCACCCCAGCCGATGGTGGCCTCGTCGCGGTGCGGCACGTCGAGGTACCGGGCCGGCACGCGGTTCTCCAGCACGACGCCGCGCCCGTGCGGGGCGTACGCCTTCAGTAGCGGCGGGGTCGAGACGGTGACCAGGGTGGCGTCGAGGCAGGCCTGTAGCGCGTTCTTGGCGGAGTGCAGCGGCGAGCCGCTGTCCTGATGCATGCCCCAGAAGGCGGGGTTGTTGGGGTCGATGCGTCGCAGGTCGTCGTCCATGTCGACGACGACGGCCACCCCGCGGCGGCGCATCTCCGGAATGCCCTGGCCCATGGTGGTCATGGCGACCCGCTGCAGCACGATGACGTCGGCGTCAGGCGGGAAAGTCAGCGAGGCTGGCAGCAGCCGGCCGGTCCGCGTGTCCACGCTCCCGCCGATGCCCTCGCGGTCGGCGGGCATCACGACCCGAACGTCATGCCCCTGCTCGCGCGCAGCTCGGCCAGGGAAGGCCAGACGATAGAACCCACATCCATAGGGGTCGGCGGGGTAGACGTAGACGATCACTTCGCTGGCGAGCTCGCGCGGCGCGCCATCGTCTCGGCCGTGATCTTGTGATTATGCATGTGGATACTGCGGGCGGCATGCATGCCGCCCGCAGGCCAGTCACTGAAGCCACACACCTCGCAAGGTGCTAACTGGATCACTGCATCGCCGGGCTGCGGCCAGTCGACGACGATCGACTGAGGAATAACCTGAAGGCCGTCGATCAGCACCTCATGGAACGCCGTCGGCGCCCCCACGGCGGCGATGATCTCCCCGAACGCCTGGGCCGCCCTGACGACGTGAGCCGCCTCGGCCGGCGTGTAGCAGTTGCCCGGAGCCTGGATGCGCCAGACCTGCGTGCTCATGCGACAGCATCCCCTCTGGTGCTCAGCCCTCCGGTGTTGCCAAGGGTCCCGTCTGGACGGATCGTGTGTCGGTAGAGCCAGGTTTTGCGGACCAGATGGCCGATCTTCCCGCCGGCCGCCTGGCACCCGAGCGTGAACGCGAAGTCCTCGCCAGAGTTGGCCTCGCCGCGGTCGAGGGATTTGAAGCCGACCGACTGGGCCAGCTCGGTGCGGACCAGGGTCGTAATGGTGGTCTCGATCGGGTTGGCCGGATCCCATGGGTTCAGGTAGTGCGACATGGGGAAGATCGGGTCGTCGTCGAGGACGCGACGGTTCCCGCCGCCGAAGTCCTGCATGACGCGGAACCAGGAGTAGACGAAGTCGAAGTCGTTGGCCTGGGCGAAGTTCAGCAGCTTGATCAGGTGGCCGGGCAACGGGATGTCGTCGCTGTCGATCGGGGCCACCCAGTCAGTGCGGGCCATTTCGAGCGCGCGCTGGCGCGTCACGGCCGCCCCGTCGCCGTCCAGGTCGATGGCGACGCAGTGGGCGTCGGGCAGCAGCTTCTGGGCGTGGATGCCCTGCAGGCATTCGGCGAACTGGCCGTTCGCGATCCGGGCGGGGTGAACGGGGGTGATGACGCTGATGGTCTGGCGGCGCTGCATCGCGCTGTCCTTTCAGGTTCCGTGCGGGTCGAGGGACCACATGGCCCAGGGCAGGTTGGCGTTCCAGCCCAGCCCGGGCACGATGGACTCATGTCGAGCGAATGACTCGGACAACAGAGCCTGAACCCGAAGAAGCGGCGGCAAGCTCAACTGGTCCTGATGCGAATACATGACGTTGGCCCGCCACCACAGCTCGCCCAGATCGTTGACCATGTTCGTGTGCCGCCGGACCATGTGCCCGGTCGCGAACAGGCCCCAGCCCTCGGGGTGACTGCTGGCCCGAACCGCATCGATCTGACGCTGGAGAGCCTCGACGCTGTACCGACCAGCGCAGACCGCGGCGGTGTAGGCGTGCTCGGTGTAGACGCAGCTGCGCCACGGGTGGGCCATGAGCGACCACTCATCATCGCCCAGGGCTGCGACATTTCTGGCCACCCATTCGGGGCCGGCCATCGTGATGCGCATGTTTCCGTCGACCCAGATCGACGCGTCGACTATCTGGGTGATGTCGCCCTGGAGTCGAGCCCAGTGCCAGGTGGCCTCGACGGGATGCGTCTTCCAGTACTTGTGAGCCAGCATCGGCGTGACGACCGCCGGGTCCCCGTTGGCGGGGTCGGCGGTGAAGCGGTCATATGGCGTCAGGTCGAAGACGACGGTCCAGCCGCCCGCGGCCGCCGACTCGGCGATCTGCTCGTTGTCGGTGAGCATGATGGCCGGGATGCCGAGGTCGGGCGGCAGCGGCTTCGCCGTGGCCTCGTACGTGCCGTACACCGCGGAATACAACGCCAGCTTCATGCGACGCCCCAGTCCGCGCGTTCGGGCTCGCGACAGAGTGGCTGACACGGCGATGAGCCCGGCTCGACCCCTGACCCGTCACACGCGACACACTCGCCGCCGCGGTCGTCTTCGCCGGACCCGAGGCAGCACCAGCAGGAACCGCGCTCGTCGTTCAGCGTGTAGAGCGTGCCCGGCAGAATGGGCTCACTCACGGCCGGAGACCCGAGTGGTACTCCTCGCCGAACGGCGCACCGCGGTACGACTCGACGGTCTCGCGCAGCGCCCCGGTCCAGAGCTCGCCGCCGTAGATGCCGCGGGCCATGTCGCGCGGGTGCCAGTCCAGCAGGTCCCAGCCCCGACCGGTGGCGGCCACGTTGGTCGGCGTCTCGCCGATGCGCATGGGCTCATATTCGACGCCGGCGGTCGAGCCGGTGATCTTCAGGACTTCCTCTGCGATGTCCTTGACGGTAACCTCGATGCCCAGGCCGCCGTCGAACACCTCGTCGTTGCCGAAGTTGCAGGCGTCGACGAGCATGCGCGCCACGACGCTGACCGGCACCGGATCCACCAGAGCCGACCCGTCCCCCCAGATCGGGATGGGCTGGTTGTTCCAGGCGGCGATGGAGAACGTCGGGCCGAACTTGCGGGGATGGCCGGGGCCATACGCCTGGCCGGGCCCGTGCGCGTTGTAGGCGATCACGTGCGAGCTGCGCAGACGGCCGGCCGCGGTCATGGCCGACGTGATGCGGTGGGCGCCAACCTTGGTCGCGCAGTAGATCGACGGGAAGACGTCGGGCACCAGGATGCCGACGTAGTTGGCGTCGTTCTCGCTGCACCATTTGGCGACGCGGTATGACCCGAGGACGTTCTTTTCGATGGCGTCCTCGATGGTCTCGAAGAGCTCCATGGTGCCGAGCACGCCGGCCAGGTGAATGACCGCGTCGGGCGCGAAGTCGTCCATGGCGTCGAGCGAGCCCAGAATGTCGTTGCCCTCGCGCTTGTCGAAGAACGCGACGTCGTGGCCAGCCCGGTCCGCCCAGTCGGCGACGTGCGAGCCGATGAACCCGCGCCCCCCACTCACCATGATTCTCATTTGCCGAAGTGTCCCTTCTCGGTCAGTGCGCGGATCTCCGCGAGGGCGGTGTGCGCGTCGAGGGCGGCCGAGCGGCCCAGGATGGCGTCGGGCACCAGATGGCGCGGCATCCACGTCTCGACGATCTTGTCATAGGCGCGGTCGAGGACGACGTTGCGCGGGTCGAGGCCGGTCACGACGAGCGCGCCGGTCGGCGAGACGTCCACGAGCAGCTGGTCGAGGTCGGGGCGGTGCTCGGACAGGATGGCCATGAGCTTGAACACGTCGCCGGTCCAGTCGCCGGGCGGCTGCACGCGCCAGGCGATGTCCTGGCTGTAGGGCAGCACGTCATCGAACACGACGACCGTGCCCAGGCCGGCATGGCGCTCGATGTGGATGAAGTCGCGCAGGGCGTCTTCGAACAGATGCGAGCCGTCGATGAAGGCTAAGTCGACGGTCGGGCGCTCGCACGACGTGCACGCGTAGTACGCCTCGATGGTGCCTTCCTCGAGCTTCTGGTTGCCGCGGCGGTACTGCTGCTGCACGGCGGCCAGGTCGATGTCGATGCCGATGGCCACCCCCGCCGCCTCGGCCAGGGCCAGCGACGCGCCGGTCTGCACGCCGACCTCGAGGTAGGTCTGCGGCTTCAGAATGGCGTGCAGACCGTCAAGGAACTGGTACCGGGTCAGGCTCGGGGGCGGCAGAGGCTTCATGGTCGCCGACGATATCAGAGCGCTTGACATGTCACTAGCCTGACCTGCGCGAACGGGATTGCTAGGTTTGTTAACTGGCCTTTCGAGCGCTTGCTTGGTTGCACGTCCTTTTCGGTCCACCGACCGAACTACCACGGCCGCCAGCCGTTGTACTTGCCGACGAAGCGCTGGGAGTCGATGGCGACCTGAGCGGCCATGTGCCCGGTCCAGCCGTCCGGGATGCGGTTCGGCACGGGGTGGTCGCCGATGAGCGCCATCCCCCCGGATTGACGAGCCTGGATATCTAGGTCTGTGTCGCCGAACCAATAGTGGAACTGCTCGTCGGCGCGGACCGGGCTGATCGGGTCAATGATCCAGGCCCACCCTGGCATGCGTCCGACCAGATCGCTGTCGGGCGCAGTCTTCACCCGGGGCGGGCCGATCCAGCCGAACGGCTCCGGGGCGGACGCGCCGATGACCGCGCCGGTGTCCGCCATGGCCTTGGCCACCGCGTCGAACCAGCCCGGCGGGGGCGGGGCGTCGTCGCAGAGCACCGCGACGAGCGGCGAGTCGAACACGTCGGAGTCCTGGTTGCCGTGGACCGTCAGCGCCATCTCGATGCCCATGTTCCAGAGCTTTGAGAGGTTCGGCGGCTGGTCCGGGACGGACACGACCGCCGTCTTCCACGTGCCCAGGATCCGCGTGCCGGCATGGAATTCGCGGAAGTTGACCGGCGGCGTGCTGGCGTTGTCGATGATGATGACCATGTCGACCTGCGGCCCGATGGCGCACCACGTCTCGCAGAGCAGCTCGGGCCGGTCGTGGGTGAGAATCACTGCGTAGCGGTTCATGCCGGCCACCCTACCCTCGACCACTTGACATGTCACTAGGCCAATCGTCAGATGGTCTTGACGGCCGGATAGAGGGCAGCGGGACCGGCGTAGACGATCTCCAGGTAGCGCGTCTGATCGAAGTTGCCGAGCATGGTGACCGTGCCGCCGAAGCCCTGCAGGGTGAGCAGCATAGAAACGGTCGTGTCGACGGTGAAGGCGAAGTGCCAGGCCGCCCCACACCACTGGGAGAAGCCGGCCGTGACCGCCATCTGGTAGGCCGAGACGTTGACGATCGTGCCCGCCACGGTGCCGGGCCGAACCCGGTAGAGCGCGGTGGCGTTGCTCGCGCTGCTGCTGGTGTCCCCGTACCAGGTGGCTCGGTAGACCTGGCCGGCCAGGAATGTGTAGGCCGGGGCGGTGAATACCGGGACCTCGACCGTCACCGGGCCCGCGTCGGCCCGGGCCGCGACGTACGAGACCACGGAGCCGACCGCAGGCACCAGCGCGGCGACGCCGCAGATGAAGTTGCCGCTGGGCGGCACCACGTCCACATACACGCGCTGGCCGACAGTTACCGCCCCGATCATCGACACCATGCCGATGGCCTCGGTGTCGCCGTCGAGAGTGACTGTGATGGGGTCGGCCGTGGAGACCGTGCCGATGGCGAGTTGCCAGGTCAGGCCCAGGCGCCGAGAGTTCTCCTGAACGGCCAGGATGCGGGCGGCCTCGTCGTTGGCGCCGGCGCCCTCGTTGCTCATGAGTACGACCTTCGTAGAACGTGGCTCATGGCCTCGCCTGCGACCAGCGGCATCGACCAGGACAGCTCGAGCCAGTTGAAGCCCTGCCAGCGGATCACGTTGTAGCCGTCGTGGCGCGGGTCGGCTGGCGTGGCCAGCACCACCTGCTCCGCCGCGGTGGCACGTTCGGCGATGCCACGGGCGACGGCGGCGGCCTGGCCGGAGTCGGACAGCTGCAGGTTGAAGGTCTTGGCCCGCACGTAGCCGATGTTGGGGATCGAGTTGGGGGCGTTGACGGGCACATCGGCCACCCCCACCACCGGCTCTTCCGAGTTGGCGGCCGCGTTGGAGATGACGACGAAGCGGTTCGGCGCGGTGAGCAGCTCGTCGGTCTCGACGATGTCCGAACGGATGACCCGGTAGCCGGCGTCGAAGTCGATGTCGGGCACCTGGTTGGCCGGGTCGAAGGTGCGCTCGAAACGCAGGACGCCGTTGTTGTCGAACCAGGGCGACCAGTAGTCGCCGGCCACTGACAGCGCCTCGAGCACCTGGCCGCGCGTCGTGCCGATGCCCCACGAGTCGGCCGAGAGGTACGACGACTGGTCAGAGAGAAACGTGATCGGCAGGCCGGTCAGCACGTTGGTCAGGACGGTGACGACGGGCAGCCCGATGCCGCTGACCCCTGCGGTCAGTTCAGTGTCGATCAGGAACATCTCGTCGTTGAGTGTGGGGCGGGCCAGCCGGCCGCCGGTCGAGAGCGTGCGCGGGTTGTCCGCCCAGGTGTAGCGACCCAGCGGCCAGTCGCCGTCGGGGCGGTCCGGGTTGGGCGCGCCGGGGATGGTCATGAAGACGAGGACGCGATCGGTCAACGCGTTGACCGCGGCGGTGTCGGCTCGCCCCAGCGACAGATTCAGCGTGCGCTTCACCGTCATCGACGTGTCATGGGTCAGGCTGGCGCCGCGGATCGGCGCGAGGTCGCCGAGGTGCTCGCCGGACACGCCATTGACGAGCTCGAAGCGGAACGTGTACTGCATCTGGCCGACCGCTGCGGACAGGTCCAGCTGCGGGGCCCGGGTGTCCGTGACGAGCAGCCGGCCGCCCGGCCACGCCGACCCGATGCCCGGCCCGGGGCTGGTCACGGATCCACCGGATACGGCGTCTGGGTGGTCTCGGTGATGGTGAGCCGAGCCACGTAGTTCTGGGCGTCGTTGCGTGCCGTGGTGGTCGGCACGCGCACGTTGGCGAACCAGCGGTTGCCGCGGTGGTCACGGACGCAGACGTAGGGCAGTTGCGCCCAGGCCAGGTCACGGATGGTCGTGGCGTCGGCCAGGGACGGCAGGGCGATGGCGCCGGCGGCGAGCAGCACGGTCCGGTCGAAGGTCTCCAGCCCGCGCTCGGTGCCGTGGAAGGCAACCGAGCCGTCCCGTCCGTACATGGGCTGGAACTGCACCATCTCGGCCTCGGGCAGGCTGAACCCTTCGGTCGGCGTGCCGTCCCATTGCATCTCGTAGGCGGCGTTGTCGGCGCCGGTCTGGTCGGCGTTGGACGTGAAGATGAGCGCGCCGGTCATGTCAGAGCAGCCGCCGGTGATGCCCGGGCTGGCCTGTGTGCCTGTGACGTAGGTCGACCAGGCGCCGGCGAAGTTGTAGGCGTTGAGGTTGCGGATCCGGTACACCGACGGGATGCCGACGCGGGCTTCGTAGTCGTTGAAGTAGGCCAGGCCGGGGTTGGTGGCCAGCATGATGGTCTGGAAGGCGGCGGCCACGCTGTCGTAGCGCTGCAACTCGTAGGCGCCGAACCAGTACGACGGCGGGCCGACCTGGAAGTTCTGGAACCGGACGACCGCGCCCAGGCCGTTGGACCGACCCAGAAGCCCGATGGCGGTACCGGCTGGCGGGCTGGCCGTGAAGCCTTCCCCGGTCCACAGTGCCGGCTCGGGCTCGTCGAGCGGCCAGGCCTTGCCTTTGACCTGCGTCCCGCCGGGCACATCCTGAACCAACATCTTCAGGTTGATGAACGCGCCGGCGCCGATGGTGAACGGCAGGGTGATGGTGGATGAGAGCAGCGATCCGACCGAGGCGTTCAGAATCTCGAAGATGGTCGTGCCCGTGGTGTCGGCCTGCACGAGCACCTGCAGGTGGTCCAGGGTCGTGACAAACCGGCCGACCAGGGCGGCTCGACCTTCACCGACCGCGGTCCCCGAGAGGCCGACTACCGCGGTCGCCTCGAAGTTCCGGGCTCCGGCGAGCGTGGCCGCAGCAGACGTGCCAGCCCCGTCGGGCGTGATGGTGGCCTGGGTGCCGTCGACCGCGTATTGGCTGGCGTTGCCGGTGGTCGTGTACGCGCCGCCGACGTCGGCCGACCCCATGCCGGCCACGACGGTGCGGGCGAAACTGTCGGACAGGTTGATCGTGTTGACGGGCAGTGACCAGGTCACCTGCTGGTAGCCGATGCCCGAGGGGATGCAGCAGGGCAGCGAGCCGCAGAGCAGGCCGACGCCGGACACCGGCTGGGTCAGCTGCGAGATGCCGACCCCGGTGATGGTGGCCGGGTCCTGGCTGAACATGAGCACCGCGTCAGTGGCGGCGTCGGCGGACGCGCCGGTCACCCAGACCGACGCCACGCCCTGCGGCATCCACGTGAGCTCGACGGTAGCGCCGGAGGGCGGCTGGTAGGTGGCCGCGCCGAGCTGGTTGGGCGACGGGACGAGCGTGTAGAGCGAACCAGGGACACCGGAGATCGCGGGCGCGCTGGCGCCCAGCACCTCCCAGCGGTTGCCCGCGGACTCGCCGGCGGCCGACCAGACCCACCCGGGCGTGCCGGTGGCGGCGCCCATGTTCGGCGCAGTCGTGAACCGCAGGGTGACCTCGCGCCAGCCGTCCAGGATCTCCGGCAGGTCGTCGAAAGTCGCGGCGGTGATGGACGTGGTCGAGCCGGTGAAGACGCCGTTGCCGGTCAGCGTCAGCGGCACGGTCGTGTTGCCGAACCGGCGGGCATAGTAGCGCACCTGCGGGTATGAGGCCGCCGAGCCCGAGATGTCGTCGTAGATCTCCTGAATGGCCGTCTTCGTGCCCCACACCTGGGCGGCGACCTGGCGGCCGTAGACGTGCGGTTCGGTCAGCGTCCCGCCCGAGGCATGCAGGCTGATCTGGGGCAGGATCATCGTGCCGGTGGACCCGGGCGGGGCCAGGGTGAACGGGTCGCCAATGTGGTCGGGCAGCGGGAACGGAATGTCCACTTCCACGCCGGGATGCGAGGGGATCTCGTACAACTGGCGGGCCGCGTTGAGCTCGGGGAAGTCCGAGGTGAGGTTACCGCCGAAGCCGATCTGACCGATCGAGACGAAAGACAGGGTCGGCGTATAGAGCCCGGCCGGGACGATCGGGTCGGCGTTCTGGCTCAGGTCGCGCATGACGACCCGGTTCATGCCGTAGCTGTAACCGAACTGCTGGGCCCCGTAGGCGACCCGGCGCTCTTCGCAGTAGATGACCCGCAGCGCCGCGTATTCCAGCGTCATGCGCACGTCGTTGCCGGTGCCGGCGGGGAACCCGTTGGCGGTAAGCGGAATGGCCACCGACAGTTGCAGCTGCTGGCGGCCGGCCCCGTAGCCCGGCTCGAAGCGCAGCAGGTCGGCGTACCGCCACGGCATCTTCTCGCTCGAGCCCAGGCTGGCCGTGTTCCAGCAGTTGTTGACGTCGCCCAGGTCGACGTAGGCGACCTGCATGTCCGCCCGGGACGAGCCGGTGCGCCCGACCACTGTGGACAGGTCGCCGAGCGTGCCAGTGTTGCTCTTGATGGACGAGGCGGTGAACTGCTGGCCTGAGCCCAAATCGTTCATCTGGGTCAGGACGGTCAGGCTGGTGCCGGGCGGATTGATGTAGTCGATAGCCAGGCCCACCGCGTCGGTGTCCTGGACGGAGCCGGCGTAGGCCAGGGAAACGTTCAGGATCCGCTTGTTGGCCAGCACCGGGTAGGACGAGACGTCGAAGAACAAACTCATCAACTGCGACGAGCCTGAGTTGTAGTTGAACGTCGCGTATTTGTCGTCGCCGGGCTGGTAGAGCGCATCGGCGTACGACGAGGAGTTCTGAAGGCTGATGTTGTTGCCGGTGATCGTCACCGACTTGGCCGGGATGAGCACCTGCTGGATGGGCCCGGTGTCTGCCTCGAGCCCGAATGGGTACAGGTTGACCGCGGCCACCTGGAACGACACGAAGTCGGCGGGGGCGCGGTGCACGTAGAAGCGGGCGTCGCGGACCTGGCGGGTCACCGTCTGCGCGTAGGCCGTCCCGCGCTCGACCGAGTTGATGACCGGCGAGTAGACGAGGTTCTCGTCCCGGATCGGCACCCACTGCTGGCCGAGAATGACCGGCTGATGGGGATTGTAGTTTCCTATCGGACTCGCCCCCCCATGTCAGTCATCTCGGCTTTCCCGGTCATGCGGTGCGCCCGGCCAGCGCGATGGCCCGCTGGGCCTGGACGCGGGCCATGAGCGCATCGCCGGCCGCGGCCCCCATGGCTCGGGCGTCGGCCTCGGTCGGCGTGCCGCCCCCGAATACCAGGTTGATCGTAATGCCCCCGAACGCCATGCCTCCGGCTCCGGCTCCGCCCGCGTTTCCGGCGCCGGGCGTGATCGGGCCCACCAGGTCGTTCAGGGCTGGCATACCGGCCCGCACGCCTTCCTCGATGCCGGCGGGGATCTGGCGCCCTACCTCGTCGCGGAAGACGGTCGAGGGCGAGTGGATGCCCAGGGCGGCCTTGACCGGGCCGGTCACGAACTCGTTGACGAAGCTGGTGATCTTGCCCCAGAGCCAGCCGCCCATGCCCTTGATGCCATCCCACAGGCCGGTGATCAGGTCACGGCCTTTCTGGACCAGCAGCGCGCCGAAGTTGCCGAGGGCCTCGAGGATGCGATCGGGCAGCGCCTTGAACCAGAGAACCAGGTTGATCACGAAGAGCGCGATGTCCGCGATGAACTCGCGCAGCTTCAGGCCCATCATCGCGCCGAAGCCGAAGATGGCTTTGGCCGCGTTGACCGCGAACTCGGACACGGCCTGCCAGGCCTTGGCGAAGGCGCCGCCGATGGCCGCGCCGACCTCGGTCCAGTTGATCATGGCGAGGGCTTTGCCGACCTCGCCGATGGCCTTCGCCATGTAGTTCAAGACCGGCGTCAGCGGCACCAGGACTGCGGCCAGCAGTTTGATGATGGGGATGGCCAGCAGGGCGAGCACGCCGATGAACTCGGCCAGCACGGGCAGCACCGGCGCCAGGGCGACGACCAGTTGGCCAATGGCCTCGCCGAGGGGGATCAGTGCCGGCCCGATGGCGTCGAGGACGGGCCCCAGGGCGTCAAGAATCGGGTTCAGGATCGGCACGATGGCCGTGATGAGCTTGCCCAGAATCGGCAGGATGGCCGACAGCGCCCCGCCGAGGCTCGGCGCCAGCTGGCCGATGGCCGACCCGATGACCGGCGTGAGCTCGGCCAGCGCCGACTTGATCTCTGGGATGACCGGCTGGAAGGCCCCGGTCAGCGCGATCGAGATGGTGTCCTTGAACGTGGAGAAGACGCCGGTCAGGGTCTGGGCCTGGGCGGCCATGGCCCCGGCTGCACCGGGGAAGGCGGCCATCCCCTTCAGCAGGGCGTTGATGCCGGTCTGGGCGTCGACGCCACCGGCAGTGATCAGGTCGAGCGTGTCGGCGACGGACAGGCCGAGCTGGCTGGCAATGGCCGCGTTGGCGTTGAAACCAGGCAGGGCCTCGGCCAGTTGCATGATCTCTTCTTGGCTGAGCTTGCCCTTCGACTGCATCTGCGACAGCGCGCGGACCACGCTGTCGACGGACTCCTGCGTGCCGCCCAGGACGCTGACCAGGTCGCCGATGGTGGTGAGCATCGGGATGACGGCTTCGCGGGTCTGACCCATGGTCTGGGCCAGGACGAGCAGGCGCCGAGCAGCGTCGGACACGCCGGCGAACTCGAACGGCGTAGTCGCGGCGAACTGCTGCAGGTCGGTCAGGAACGACTTGGCTTCTTCGGCCGACCCCAACAGCGCCTGCATGCCGATGGTGGTCTGCTCGAGGTCGGCCGCGGCCTTCAGTCCGAAGCCGGTGATGGCGGCGAGGCCGGCCGCGGCCCCGACGGCCACCCCCGCCAGGCCGACCTTGATGAGCGACAGCGCCCCGCCGAACTTGCTCGACATGCCGCCGGCGGCCAGGCCGGCGCTGGCGTCGATCTCGGCGAACTCGCGTTTGGCCACCGTCGAGGTTTCGCGGAAGGCGTCTTCGGCCCTCTCGCCGCCGCGCTGGAACGCCGCCCCTACCTCGCGGCCAGACTGCCCGGCCGAGTCTTCGATGCGGGCGAACGCCTGGGCCACCGCGGTCTGGACACCGCGCAGGGCCGAGTCGAGGCCGGTCTTGAGTTGGCGCGCGAAGTCGCTGAAGTCGGGAACGATCTCGACTTCAGCGACGTCGATCGGCTGACCCATGGCCACCCCCGTGGCGGTCTACTGCGTTGGCGCCGGGGCCGGTCCGTTGCGGAACCGCTCCATGCGTTCGATGTCGGCTTTGCGCATCCTGGTCCACGGCGGTGGGCGCAGGCGCGGCGGTGGCGGTGGCGCGTCGCTGGACAACATGGCCTTCCAGGTGCCCAGCTCGCCGGTTACGAGTCGGCTGATGGCTTCATGTTTCTCCGGGACTGTGTGCAGCAGCAGGTAGTGGTGGACGAGGTCGAGCCAGTCGGGAACGCTCAGGGCGTGCTGATCGATTCGATTGGCGACGCACCATCCGTTGAAGACGTGTCCTCGCTGGTGCTGTTCATCTGCCCGTCCGTCGACCCATCTGGCGAGGGCGAGGACGGCACCGTAGGGCGGAGACCGTAGCGCTCCATCAGGTAGTAAAAGGCGGGGATGGCCTGGGCCATGAGGTCGATCGGCTGGGTGGCCTCGTCGCTGCCGTCGGCCCAGAGCCGCGCCTTGAACCGCTGACCGGACGCGCCGGGCATGAGTGCGGTCATGATGTCGCCCAGGGCCTCGAGCGCCTTGGTGACGCTGTCGGCGTCGGTGAGCGTGCTGACGTCGCCGAGCGCGGTGGCCTGAGCGGCGAGGCGCTTGAGTGTGATCGGCGAGAGCAGTGCCGGAGCGCTGAACAGGTCGTCGTCGATTCGGAACTGGTGGGGCTCGCGATGGATGGTGAAGTCGGGCACCGCTGCATCGGGTTGGGTCATGGCATGAGTCTAGATCGCGACGACCTCGCGTGATAGCGACGCTTCGGGCAGGGCGTAGGCCGCGGCCCGGGCCGGCGTGCCCGGCAGGAACATGGCGCCGGCCAGCCACCGCCAGGGTGCGACGTGACGCAGCGACCAGCGATAGGCGAAGGCGTATTCGCGGACGAAGGCCCGGCCGAACTGTCTCATGCCGCTGAATCTACACCACTTGACAAGTCACTAGGTTTCGCCGCTACGATGCGTGCATGCCGAAGGACCGACCACCACCCCAGCCGGCGCCGCCGAAGCCCCAGGGCCCGGCCGGCCCCCGACCCTGGCCCGGACCGAATCCTGGCAAAGTGCCGGCGCCGCCACCGACCAAGCCCCGCTGACCTCGACTCAACTCGACCTCGAAGGAACGACGATGCCACGACCGAAGAGCGGCCCCGCCGGGAACCAGGACAACGACAAGCGCGGCCGCGACATCCCGACCGGTGGCCGGACGAGCGGGTCGAAGCCCAGCGGCTCCGGGGGCGGAGACAGCCAGACCGAGCGCCACACCGGCGAGTCCGACACCGACGGCTACGGCGTCGGCAAGCGATGACCGCCACCGTCACCACGATCAGCCCGGGCGCCCTCGCTCCCACGTGCGGCGCCCGGGCGTACGACTGCCACTGCGGGCTGGCCGGCGACCATCTGCCGATGCGCCCGCACGAGTGCACTGTGCCGGGGTGCTTCGCGTCCTGGACCGGCGACCCGGCCAACTACACATTTCGTCCGGTCACCCTGCCGACGTGGCCGCTGGTGCCGCTGCGCCCGTTCCTGACCCTCGTCCGATAGGAGAAACCACCACCATGGCCGATCCGACCGAAGCCGAGCGCGCAGCGGCCGCGAAGGCCGCCGAAGACGCGCGTCGAGAGGCCGAACGCCGCAAGATCGACGACGCCACGCGGCGCGGTCGGTAGCGCGCATTCAGCCTCGGGCGGCGGACAGGGCATTGGCCAGAAACGCGTTTCCGCGCATGCCTTTGACCTGTTTGGCGTAGACGTAGCGGCCCCGGCCGCCCGGGCGGAAGCGCAGGAACTTCCGCCGCTTCGGCTTGATCACGCGGTGGGCCGGACCGTACAGGCCCGTGCCGTCGTGGACCCAGCGGGCATAGAACACGTTGGTCCCCACGACGGCCACGGGCCGACCTTGGCGTAGAACCAGCTGCGTGTTGATGGACGAGCGCAGCCGGCCCGTGTCGATGCGCTTGGGCCCGTCGATGCCGCCCAGGTTGCGCTTGGCCTGGGTCTCGACGAGCAGGCCGCGGCGCAGCATGTCCTGTGCCACCCCACCCTGCGGGGATGAGACGAGGTTGCGAACGGCGGTCAGGTCGAGTCGGTGAGTGATGCGCACCTGAGCCATAACGAGAGGATCCCACGATGTCAGTCACCCTGATCAGAGGCGATGCACGCAGTCTTCCGCTGGCCGATGCCAGCGTCGATCTCATCGTCACTAGCCCGCCCTACTTCGCCCTGCGCTCCTACACTGACGGCGGCCAGCACTACGCGGGCCAGGTCGGCAGCGAGGCTACGCCGGCCGAGTTCATCGCCGCCCTGATCGCGTGCACCAGAGAGTGGATGCGCGTCCTCAAGCCGTCCGGCTCGATCTGGGTTAATCTGGGCGACAAGTACGCGAACGATGCCAAATGGGGCGGGAGT